CAGGCTTCAAGAATGGCGAAATGGCTATTGTTCAACCAAAATAATTCTTCTGAAATAGTTAATTTCACCATTACTGCTGAAGCTGGAGTTTTACTAAGACCAAATCAAGTTATTTCAATAGCAGATGAAGTTAAGCAAGGAGTGAGAAGAGGAGGAAGAATCAAAACAGGAATCAGTACAACTCAGATAGAAGTCGATGATACAGCCTCTACTGATCTTGTTACTTCTAGTAGTGCAAAACTATCGGTAATCTTATCTGATGGAACGCTAGAAACTAGAGATATATCTGCAATTAGTTCTGCTACTGTCACTGTCTCCTCTGCTTTCTCATCAGTACCACAAGCAAATAGTATATGGGTTATAGAAAATACAACACTTGAACCTACTTCATGGAGAGTTGTAAACGTACAGGAACAGGAAAATCTTACATTCAGTATCACAGCAGCATCACATAACAGTGGTAAATATGCCTTTGTTGAAGATGGCACTGCCTTACCAACAAAAAATTTCACTTTAATAACTAAAAAACTATCTGCTCCAACAAACTTATCTGCGACAGAAGAAATAGTTGTAATAAATAATAAAGCGGTATCAAGACTAAATATACAATTTGCCTCTGTAAAAGGTGCTATTGGTTATTATCTTCAACATAATTTTAATAATTCTAATTTTACAAATGTACAGCTAAAATCTACTGAATTTTCGATTGATAATATTTCTAATGGAAAATTTGTTATAAGAGTATTTTCTATTAATACAATAAATAAATTAAGTGATGCTCCA